AGGGGATGCCGAGCGGGTTGAGGCGCATCGCCATCTGCGCCGCGCGCGCGCCGAGCATCTTGTGGCGCACCCCGTCTTTGTGGATGTAGAACGCGATCGACGGGATCGCGCTGCTCACCGGCGTATAGACCACGCTCACGGCGGCGTTGATCGTCTGCGCGAAACCCGCGCAGCGCACGAGCTTGCCCCACTGCGGCGGCGTGTCGACCACGCCCGAGCCGACCATCTCGACGTCGATCCCGAGGCGCATTTCGGACATCACCGGCAGATCCTCCAGGTGGCCGAACCAGTCGCCCAGCTCCACCTCGCGCTCGACCATCTGCTGCGAAAGCATCTGCTGGTCGCGGATCGCGCAGACGATCGCGTCATCCGCCCCGGTGGGCGTCGGGTCCACGCCGTAGGAGCTTTCGATCTTGCCGAGAATCGCGTTTTTCCTGAAGTCCATCAGACAGCCCCCTCTTCAGTACCGGATCCGGCCGCCGCCGGCGTTGGCGTTGGCGGGTTGAAGTGCGTCTCGTCCGACACCGGCGCGACCGGCGTGCCGTCCGCCTCGCGCGCCCGGTTGCCTTCCGGGTGGTCCTGCGTCGGCTCTTCGACCTTGCGCAGCACGCCGTCTTTGCCGCGCACGTAGCAGCCGCCGTCCACCGGGGCCTTGAGTTCGTCGGGTTTCATCTCACGCCACCTTCCTGTAGTAAAAGCCGGTTGAGAACAGGTCCTGCCACCACAGCGTGCGATCGCGCGCGCGGTTGGCGATCAACTGCCCCGCGGTGAAAAGGACCAGGTCGGCCTCGCCGTCCGCCCGCCAGGCGATAAGCTGATCGAAGACGGCGGTGCGCAGGGGTGCGAGCGCATCGAGCGCCTTCCTCTGGGCCGCATCGCCCAGGTGCTGCACGCCGTAGACCACGGCGAAGGTCACGTTCACCTTCTGGCGCACGTCCGGGTCGGTGGAGAGTTCGTTCCTGCCGCCCGTGTTGCGCGCCGGGATCACGAAGAGCGCCGGCGCCTGCTTCAGATCGTCGTAGGCCGCCGCGAGATCCCCCGCGCCGCCCACCTGGCGGAACGTGCCCGCCGTGCGCAGATCGTCCAGGCGCGTGATGATCGGCTCGACGGAAAAGTCCACGCCTCATCCCGTGAAATCGTCGAGCGAGCCCACCGCGCCGGTGGAAGGCTTGCCGCGCGTGAAGACGCGATCGCCGCCGGAGGCCACCGGCCCGCCGCCGGCGGCCGGCGCCGCCACGTCGCCCTCGGCGTCCAGGCCGAGGGACGCCTTGCCCGCCGAGATGTCCCTCAACTGCGCGATCGCGTTGTCGTAGCGCTTCTGGACGATCTCGGTGACGCGGTCCTCATATAAGTAGTAGCGCGCGATGTCGCAGGCGAGCTGCAGCAGGATCTCCGGCACCGAGGCAAACGGCAGCGTGTAGCGCGCCGCCAGGTACGAGTTGATCTTGTTGTCCGCGTCGGTAAGCGCGCGCGCCACCACCGTGGCGTTCACCGCGCCGGCCGGCGGCGTCGCGCGGTCGGTGAGCTGGACGAGTTCCGTCTCGCCGAAGCGATCGACCAGGTTCTGTTGGGTGGCGTAGGGCATCGCGCCTTCAGTGCCTGAACGTCGCCGCGGCGAACAGCGCGTCGATCACGCTGCCCGCGTCGTCCGACACTTGCCCATGCCCGTTGCCCTCAGGCTGCGTGATGGTGTGCTCGGTCTTGGTACTCTTCAGGGCGCGGGCATAGACGCCGCCGAGCTGAGGCCCCGAACTCGAATCGCGCGTGCCGTAGAGAAAATGCATCTCGGTGCGCGGGTAGTAGAGCACCGCGTCGCCGCGCAGGATGTCGTCACGCCCGCCGCACACGTTGTCCACGCCGCCGAAACACGACTTGGCCTGGAACGCGCTGTACGTTCCGCCGCCCACGCCGTCGCCGCCGTAGGCCGAGTCCATGAAATCTTCCATGTCGCCGAAGCTGCACGAGGGGTTCGTCGCCGTGACCTTGTTCGCGGCGCACGCCGCGGCCCACACGGTGTTGGCGTTGCCCTGCACGCCATAGCCGAACCGCGAGTGCGGCGGGCCGGCCGAGAAGATCGCCAGATCGATGTAGCCCGGACCATCGTAGTGCGCGAGCGTGTAGGCGATCTGGCTCGCGCCCGCCGAATGGCCGATGACGATGAACGGGGTGCCCGGCGTGTAGAGCGTCGCATCGTCGTGGATCGCGCGCCACGCGGTCGCGCTGCGGCAATGGTTCGCGAGCCAGCCCGCCGTGCCGAAGCCCCACGCCGGCGGGGCCGGCCAGTTGATCTGCACCAGGCGCTGGCCGCGGGCGAGCGCGGGCAACATATATAAGGATGGCGTGTTCCCGCCCTCCCAGAACACGGAGTTGTCGGTGCCGGTGACCATCACGATCGTCCCGGTCGATGTGCCCGCAGGATCGGAAACCTTGACGATGGCCACCCCGGTGGCAACGACAGCCTCCTGCCCGTTGAGGGTGCCGGAGGGGCAATCGGACACCGTCACCGACAGGCAGCGGCTGAGCAGCACCCCGAGCGAGGCGGTGCTCGGGCAGCCCGCGGCGCCGCCCGCGATCACGGCGTTGCCCAGCGCGCGCGCGGCCGGCGCGTCAACCCCGCACGTCAGGGCCGCCAACAGAGCAAACGCCCGCAGCATCGGGAGAGGATGTTTCATCACTCGAAATAAAGCGTGAACGTCGTCATCATCTGCGTGGGGTTCGTCGCCCAGGTCGGGGTCGTGCAGGTGCCGTTGAACCAATCGGTCGTGGCGATCGCCTGGGACATTGCCCCGCTCGTGAACACCGCGGTCACGGCGTCGGCCTTCACCGCCGAGCTGATCGTCACGCTCGAGGCGGAATTCAGACGCAAACTGCAGGTAAACGTCTCGCTGGTAGCCAGCGTCCCGGCCACATGCACGAGCACGGATGCCGCTTTGACGGTCAGCGCGCGCGGGACAGAAAGTTTATTTGTCAGCGCTTCCGTGTTGGATGTCGTAGCAACCGGACCCATGTAGTAGGCCGTGTCGTCCGCCGGGGCCGCTTGAGCGGGCGTCGACCACGTGACGAACCCGGCCGGGACCGTAATATCCTTGCTGTTGGTCCCCGCATTGTCGGAGACGGTGACCGCGCCTTGCGTGAAGTTGATCCTCCCCCGCGGCGTGGTCGACGTCGTGCCGGCCGAACCCACGTCCTGCAGGGCCGAATCGGGCAAGCCGTCGAGCTTCGCGCCGTCGGTGGCGGCGGCGCGGCCGGCGTCCACCAGGCGCCCGCTCGCATCGGCCTTGACGGTGTTGCCGTTGACCAGCGTGCCGCCGGCCGCGATGCCGCCCGAGGGCCGGTTGCTGATCTGCGCCCAGGCGGGCGCGGCGATCACGATCAGCGCGAGGAGCGAGGCGAAGGAAAAATTCTTCATCGGGCTACTGCGCCGACCAGCGCGGCGTGATGAGGCCGTTGTCCGCGGCCGCGCTCGCCTTGACGACGATCTCGACCAGGCCGTCGATGTCCATCTCGAAATAACCGTTCTGCAGGACCGTCACCGCGTTCAGATTGCCGTCGACCACCGCGCCGCTCGAGGTGGTGCTGCGCACGGCGCGGCGCACTCGCCCGCCCGATTCGAGCACGGTCCAGTCGGCGGGCGTGTAGTCCACGAGCTGCGCGTTCGGGTGCGCGCGGCCGTAGACGTTCAGATCGTCGAGGTCCTGGCCGCCCACGTCGAAATGAAAGCACAGCAGCTTCGCCTTGTAGTTGCCGATCGTCGCGACCGTCTGCAATCCGGCGGCCGCGAGCGGCACCGCCTGGGCTTCGGTGGACTGGATCGGCTCGCTCATCGGGTTGTGCTCTCCGGGTGGAAAAGGGGCGCCCAGGTCATCGCCGGAGCGCCCCTTGCTTGACGCTGAGGCTCGTGGGTTGCGCCTGGCTTAGCTCGACGCGACCTTGATGAGGTAACCGAGGTCGTCGGCCATCAGCAGCTCCTTCACCGACTCGCCCACGCGCACGCGCTGGCCGCCGCGCATGCCGATCTTGCCGTCGTACTCCGAGCCCGCGATGCGCGCGCCCCACTGCGCGGTCACCCCGAAGGTGACGCCGCGCTGCGTGTCGGCCTGCTTGTTGCGGTGGATCAGTGCGCAATCCCCGCCCCAGACGCGCACCCGCACCACGGCCTGGCCCTTCTTCGAGGATGCGACCCAGCCCTGGCCGACCAGAACCTCTTCCAGCTCGAACAGTTCCTTGATGAAGCTGAGCGGCACCACGCCCTTGGAGCCGTCGTTGCCGTTGAACGACTGCAGGATGAACGGGTGCGTGCGCAGCGCGATCGAGGCCGATTGCCCGAGCACCATCACGTTCGGGCGCATCATCGGCACGTCCAGCCCGGTGAGGATGTCGGTGATCGGGTCGCTGTCGGCGTGCTTGGTCGACCAGATGTCGTTGCCGGCGAGCGTGACCTTGTTCGCGGCGGCGTAGTTGCCGGCGGTGAAGACAAGGGCGGCGGCGCGCACTTCGCGCGCGAGCACGATCAGCTCGCTGAGCCCCTCGGTCGCGCGCATCAGCGGATCCGGCATGCCGGGCTGCGCGGCCGCGTTGGCGATGTCGGCGTTGGGCACCTCATCGTCCAGCGCATGGTCCTGCGTCGAGCCGTCCACTTCCACCGCGGTGAATTCCACCGTGTTCGGCGCGCCCTTGCGGCCGACTTTCGTGTCCGGCACCACCAGGCTCTCGCCCTTCGGGAAACTGTTGTACTTGAAGTTCTGGGC